AGGTTGTCACCATCGGAGTCATCTCTACGGATTCTTGAAACAGAGTAAATATCTGATTTACCAAGATTAATGAATCGCCCACCACTTCCGTCTGAGTCGGAAGATAGAGATGCAGTTACAGTAGTTTCTGTTAGATTTTTAGATCGAACTTTACCATTTGCCTTCTTAACATAAGCGGCAATAAAGACGTTTGTTCCATTTGATAAACCTTCAGCAGTCAGATCAATAGTAGCTGAAGTACCACCACCACTTAAAGTGACGGTAGCGTCTGCGAATGCGTTTGTAGCATGTCCTATTAACCAGTCGCTAGTATTTTCAAATGTCTCTCCTGTTGCGGAGAGAGAAATTGTTACAGAGTTACTGTTAACCTGTTCTGAGAATCTACGTAAACCTGACAAAGAAATACTTGTGAAGTTCTTTGGTCTAGGAATAGGAGAATCAAATAACAATGGTTTCTTAGCAGTTTCTCTAAGAGTTGTATTATTACTATAATCGATGTTATAGTATTCAGAACCACCTGTACCAATAGACCTTACGTTACGCAAACTCTTTGAGGTGTCTGTGATATTGGTATCGAATACGTGGATTCTATATGCACCACCTCTTTCTTCAGAGAAGGTACGAATTTTTGTAGTACCAAATGCAGTACCACTTGCATTAGGACTTGGATATAGATTAATTGTTTCGCATGTGTCAAACGAAGGCATACCCTTACCGGAATCTGCTAAGAAGAAGTTACCGTATTGTGCAAGGATACCTTGGTTGTCAATTGTTACTGTTTCTTGTGCCTTAGGTACAACGATAGGTGTTGATGCATTTTTAGCAACACGATAACCATCGATGTATGCAAGACCCGGCTCTACAATCAATTTCATTGTAGTTGCGTTGTTTGGTTCGAAGTGTGACTTGAAATACTTCTTAATGAAGTCACCATGAATCTCACGTACACGTGTTGCTACGTGTTCACTGATCTCATTGTAACCTTCAGAAGCAGAAACCTTGGTGATCTCTTTTGCATCTTCGATACGTGCGAACGGTACATGGTTTTCATCTGAGTCTAGGTCTGATAACTTAGACAGTGTCAGACGAATTCGATATCGGTCTGCACCGGGCGATGATCTGTTTGGAGTTGCACCTTGATTATCAAAGAGTGCGTCATCGTCTGAAGAGGTAACAATGTCTTCTGTTACTTTGAAAACAACATCACCAGTAAAGTTTTGATCATACTTGGAAAGGTAAATTCTTTGTTTTGGAGAGAAGACAAATCTACCCAAGGCAAAGAAAGAACCCTCACCTGTTGCGTATGCAAGACCCTTACCTGTGGCAGGGTTCTCAGATGTGTTGGTTGCCTGTACGTCAAATGTATATACAGAACCATCGATTGTTCCAGACAGAGTTTCACCCACAGTCACACGAGGTGCAGTTGCACCAGCAGAGGATGAAGGTGTATCCAGATATGTTACATAAATTGTTTCGGGGTCAGTTGCAGTAGAAGCTAGTTTGTCATCTACTCGAATCTTGATATTACTTGTCTGACCAGTAAATACATTACCTATGATGTCTACAGTTGTAGGTAATGGTGTGGTGGATTTAATCTTGATAAACTCTAGGTTTCTTTCAAACGAAGAACCAGCATTGTTTACAGGTGCACCATCACGGAACACGTTATTACCCAGACGTGTAATCTCTTTCTGGAGAATAGTCTGTAACTGTGTTAACTCACGTGCCTGTAGTGCACGTCCACTATTAAATAATATACGATGATAACCATCACTATCAGCGTGATCATCCTTGTATGTTGTTTTAAAAACCTGTTTGTTAAATGTCTTTGGCATCTTTCTACAACCTTAGAGTTGAATTACTATCTTTAAGTCTTCCGTCTGTTCTGTTGACCTAATTACAGCAGCTCGGTTATCAATATATAGGAGTTCTCCTGAGAGAGGATCAAATTCTGGTGCAAGAATATTTTGCACTGTTGCAGTAGTTGAACCACCACCCTCTATGATCGAAATTGTTTCTCCTGAATCGAATGTTGAAAATCCGGTATATTCACTCTGGTGAATGAATACGCCATTTGAATCTACATCATCGATAAATGCTCTTGCACCTGAAGTACCCCCTTCGATGATTAGGTCATCAACAAAAGGCCCATCGTTTACAGATGTAAGCGTAAGTTTTTTAAGAGCAAATCCTGTTTCTCCAGTAAAGACTGCACTTGAATCGTGTTGCAGTACATTCTTTAATAGAACTACTTGACGGAAATCGTTACCTACGATAAAGTCTCCGTTCTCTGTTCCTGTTGGTTTTGCGTTAAACATGATAGCACCAGACTTCAGATCATCACGTGGGTCTGCACCAAGTCCGTTAGGTGGGCCAATGATAGGACGTGCTTCCGCAGAGTCACCACCACCGCCAGTGATCTTAACACTTGCTCTGGTATAACCTGATCCAAATGCGATACTATTATCTGAACTATCTTTTACTGTGATTTTTGTTACTGCACCACCAACTGCTGTTGCAACTGCTTTTGCGTTTGTACCGTTACCTTCAACAGTTACAGTCGGAGCTGAGGTGTAACCTGATCCACCCTTGGTTACTACATATCCTAGAACCTGACCAGCGACAGCATTCTGTTGAATCAACTGTTGTTCTACGTCTTCCGCTGGAGAGTCTGAGTCAACACCAACTTCATCAAGAAGAAGAGTTGCACCAGAACTATCTTGCATCTTTGCAACAGGAATATATGCAGTAGAAATAAATTTAGATGCCTTCAGAGCACCAATAGAATATGCAAATTTCCACATGTATCCGTCAGCAGTTCGGAATGCTTCACCTGTGGTGTTACCAGTCGGTTGTACTGTTGATGCAACAACTTGAGGTGGGTTAGCGTTAGTCTTACCTTGTTGTAGACAAATATAAATCTGCTGGTTAGAGTTCATAATATAATATGAGTTGGTTGGATATCCCTGTTGGTCATCATCATATGCGTTATAAACCGCACCAGATGTCCAGTTGTAACGAGGAATTACAAACGTTTGGTCTGTAATATTTTTAATGGACTGTGTTGCCTCACGTGCAAGTCTAGCATCTCTCAAAGTATTCTTTGGAGTAGGGGCAACGTCTGAGTCGTTCCATTCTTGAGAACGAGCTATTCCCGCAAAATAATAATTATCAGAGTCCTTAATATCAAGGAGAATATCCTTAATCGAATTCTTTCTTTGTTGATCAAAAACTACGGCTGCCATTTGTTTATCCTATTTACGCTAATATTCCACCGGCGGAATCTCCACCAGTATTCAGTAGTATCCATGAAGTTCCACCCCACAATAGAGTACAGGACTCATCAATCGCAAGTGTGATTGTAGAGTTATTCTGCAAGTTACTTGGTGTAACTGTTGCTGTACCACTGTTCTGATTTATGAGATATTTAATCTCTCCCCTTTCGGTTCCATCTGCCATTGTAGATGATACCGCTCCACCTGAGTTGAAGAATGTCACAGGTTTGGTTAAATCAACCGCACCATTAGATGTAACTATCTGATATGACAACTTCAGTTTACTTTGAATCTCAACACCACCAGTTCCTTTTGCTTCTAGACCCAAGTCAATATTAGTGTCTGTACCTACAGCAGAAAGCACAGGTGTATTGTTGTTTGTTGCATTAGTTACTTTAAAGTGATTTACTGCACCAGAAGTTGAAATAAATTCAAATAACTGATTACCGTCACTATCTTGTAACTCTGTACCAATCTTAGGGTTATTTAAGAGAGGTGCATTTAGTGTCTTGTTGTTTAATGTCTGAGTATGATCGTTGAACGTAAACTCATCGGAATCTGTTAACAAAGGTAGATTGATATTTCTATCAGCAGTTACCTTTTGTGCGATGACAGTATACTGGAACAATGCGCCTTCACTGTCCATTAATTCTGGTTGTACTAATGAACTTGTAAGAACAGTTTTATTGGCAATGGTTTGTGTTGCTGAGTCTACTGTTACCTCACCAGTATAATCGGGGAATAATATAACACGATCTGCTGTAGGGTTCTCTACACCTACAAAAGTTTCATTCCCGTCTACTGTATTACCTTCGAAGATAATGTGATCACTATCGAAGGAGATCAAAGGCATTAGGACAGAACTATCTCCCCCAAGTTTCTCGTAAATCTCTTGGAAGTTTTGTTCTATCTTGAGACCAGCGGCA